AGCACACTAGACACTAGGAGAACTGTCACTGAGTAACCCCTGCTTCGGCGGGGGTTTAGTATTATAGATACATCAACGGGAAACCCCATGACAGTCAAGCACGAAATCAAGTCACAACTGGCGAAGCTCCTTGCTACTGAAGATCTGGTGGTGGAGCACAGAAAGGTTTCTACTGCTCAGTTTAATGTTCATGATCGTGTTCTCACTCTTCCAATGTGGGATAAAGCAAGTAATACTGTGTATGATCTTTTGGTGGGACATGAAGTAGGACATGCATTGTTCACTCCAGACGAAAATTGGTTGGAAAAGAAGAAGATTCCTCCTCAGTTTGTCAACGTAGTTGAAGATGCTCGCATCGAGAAGATGATGAAGCGTAAGTATGCTGGACTTTCAAAAACATTCTATAATGGTTACAAAGAACTCAACGAAGAGGACTTTTTCTCTATATCTGATGAGTCTGTTGCTGATTTTAACCTTGCTGATCGTGCAAATCTATACTTTAAGATCGGTAATTTTTTAGATTTTACTTTCACTGATGAAGAAAGGGCAATTATTCTTATGATTCAGGATTGTGAGACTTTTGATGATGTTCTTGATGCTGCAGAGGTGTTGTATAAGTTTTGTAAGAAAAAAGTTGAGCAACCCGAAAAACAAAGCATCGATGCCTCACAATCTGAGCAGCAATCGCAAGATGAGCAGGAAGAACAGAGTCCTGAGTCTAAACCAGAAGGTATGATTGAAGAAACATCTGAGGAAGGTGGAAATACTGACGATAGTATTGAAGAACCAGAAGTTCAAACTGCTGATGCATTGTCTGAGGCAATTGATCAGTTGGCTCAAAACTCTGATGGTATTGAGAACGTTTATGTGGAGGTTCCCAAAGTAAATCTGGATACGGTTATTGTCAGTAATGATCTGGTTCATCAATATGTTGATCATATCTTTGATCGTCAAGAGCGTGTTGGACTTGAAATGGATATGCAGATCTTTGAGGAGTGTGATAAAGAATATGCTCAGTTCAAGCGTTCAGCGCAGAAAGAAGTCAACTATTTGGTAAAAGAGTTTGAGTGTAAGAAAGCTGCAGACTCATATGCTCGTGCCACAACCTCTCGCACTGGTGTTCTCGATTGCACCAAACTTCATACCTACAAATACAATGAAGATCTTTTCCGTAAGGTAACAACTCTTGCAGACGGTAAGAACCACGGACTTGTGTTTTTGCTTGATTGGAGTGGTTCAATGCAATATACTTTGCTGGATACTTGTAAGCAGATGTTTAATCTGCTGTGGTTCTGTAAGAAAGTTGGGATTCCTTTTGACGTTTATGCGTTCACTAATGAGTGGAGTGATGGAAATGAGGAAGGTTTTTATCATGAAAGTGTAGATCATTATGAGAAGAAAGAAAACCTTCTCTGTGTTCCAAATGACTTTAATCTCCTGAACATTCTCACCAGTAAAGTATCTGCTAAAGATATGGAGCATCAGATGATCAACATCTGGCGTCATGCCGCTGCTTTCTGCAGGATTTATCAATGCTCTTATACTTGGGGTAGGAAGATGACTCTTTCAGGGACTCCTCTGAATGAAGCACTTGTATCTCTTCATCAGATTCTTCCTAAGTTTCAACGTGAAAACAAACTGCAGAAAGTTCAGTGTGTGGTTCTAACTGATGGTGAAGCATGTCCTCTCAGCCGTCATAAACTGATCAAGCGTTATTGGGAGAATGATGCTGAGTTCTTGGGACATGCACGTCACGATTATTGGAAGACTATTCTTCGTGATCGTAAGACTGGTAACATGTACAGTTTTGAGAATGGAGGTTTCAATGGTTTCTCCGACGTGATGTTGAAGAATCTGAAGGACAACTTTCCCAATGTGAATTTTGTTGGCATTCGTTTGCTTGCACCTCGTGATGCTAATGGTTTCATCAAGTTGTATAGTGATACAGACAGTGAAACCACTAAACTGCAGACTGAGTGGAGGAAACAAAAGTCTTTTGTAATTCGGAACTCTGGATATGATGCATATTTTGGTATGTCTTGTGCTGCTCTTGCTCAGGATGTTGAGTTTGAAGTCGATGAAGGAGCTAGCAAAGCAAAAATTAAGTCTGCATTTGTCAAAAGTCTAAAGACAAAGAAACTAAATAAAAAAGTTCTGGGAGAATTCATCTCCCTCGTGGCATGAACTGGAAAGAAATAGCATTGCAGATGGAAACCGATCCCAGGGTTCGGAAGGTTCTCCTTGAAGGACCGCGAAGTCTTGCTCAAGCATGGATGATGCAAGCAATGAAGTTCAAGTATGGACGGTATGAAAAGTGAACATCAAGGGGGCACCACCCCCCTTTTTTGTGTGTATAATAAGCAGGTAAACAACAAAAGCACATGGCACTCTCCAAAGAAAGCATCATCGATTGTCTCCGTGAATCCTATGGTGAGTCGGTGACTTCTGCCGAGATCAAGGCATTCTGTCAGATGAATGACTTCAACTATCAAACCATTACCAACAAACTAACTGATTACAAAGTTGGACGTGGTAAGTGGAACCTTGAAGTTACAAAAGAGACTGTTCAAGAACTCGAAGTATCGTATAGTGCTCCTGCAGCGATGCCTGCTGTAGAACAAAACCTTATTCCTCAAAAAGATGATACCTTCGTCAAGTTTGGTAATTTCGCAGATATTAAAAAAATTATTAAGTCCCGTGTATTCTATCCGACGTTCATTACTGGACTGTCTGGAAACGGTAAAACGTTCTCGGTTGAGCAAGCGTGTGCCCAACTCGGACGAGAACTCATCCGTGTAAATATTACAATCGAAACAGACGAAGATGATCTCATTGGTGGCTTCCGCCTTGTTAATGGCGAAACCGTTTGGCATAACGGACCCGTTATTGAAGCCCTGCAACGGGGTGCTGTGTTGCTCCTTGACGAGATCGATCTCGCCTCAAACAAAATCCTCTGTCTTCA